AGTATAATTGATATGATCAAATCTTTAAAACAAGGTAAAGGATTAAATGAAATTTTTAGCGATAAAGATAAACTAATACATTTTGGAATAATACTTATAATTATTAGTATTTTACTTGTTCCTTTAGCTTTAAATTAAAACTCGCCAAATATTTTATTTTTAGTATCAATTGCATTATATGGTATAAATGATTGCATTTCTACCATCTTTCTTTTTGGTTCTGATAGTATTTGTTTTAGAATATGTACTAGTTCTTTTTTTTTTAAATAATGATTTTTTAATATTTGAATTGGAAGTGATAATATTAAATTATCATATCGATCTATACACTTTAGATAAATGTATATATCTTTAGTTTTAAAATATTTTTCACATATTTCAATAAAATCTTTGTAATTTTGTGGATTATATTTAGAATATAAATGTATTGAATCTAAAAAAATTAACATTTTTGGATTTGATGATATAAATGGATATTTGTTATTTAATATATTTTTTTTAATTTCTTCTAATTTATAATTAGTTTCAATATTTATTTTATGAAAATAATCTTGTCTAAGATAAATAAATCCAATAAAAATAATAAAAGGTAGTAAATATGCAGAACTTATATTTGAAATTTTCCAAATATATATTAATCCAATACCAAATAACAAATAAATAAATATATCACTTCTATTAAAAACTAGCAGTTTCCACATATTATTTAATTATATTTATAATTAGATAATTAATTTAATACAAACTATTTATTTGATCATATAATGAATTTTCAGGTATAATATGAGAGTTTGTATCTGAATTTATTACTGGTATTTCTTCAACTAATCCTTTTAATGATAGTTCTAGCAAAATATTTTTATCCCCAAAATAAATTGGTTTTCCTTTTGAATCTTTTATTTCAATTTGTAGACTATCTAATTTAGCTAATGCTGATGATAACTTTTGCATATAACTATTTATTCTATTTGATCCTAACATTATTTTACAAAGTGGTTGTGTTTCACTTATATTTGTTAAAAATATTTGAACAACTTTATCTGGTCTTAAATCATATGATTTTTTAGATGTAAAACTCGTACCATTTAAACATTCTTGTTTTGATTCAAAACCAAAAACTTCTAAAATATTATTTTGATAATGTGAATAATCAGTATATAATGTTATTGGACTTGATTCTTCTGATATCTTTTCTATTGTTATAAAATTATTTACTTGATTAATTGTTATCTTAATATTATCTTGATTTAGAACTCTATTCATTATTTCAATCAAATAATCTGCTGTATAATTACCAACTGGTAATCCTAATATTTTAATATTACCTTTCTTTTGATAAAATATATCATCTGAACATGTTATCTGATTATTCTCATTTGTTGAATAATATAAAATATTATTGTGCGGAGTAATATTATAAATTAAATCAGGAAGATTATAATTAACAAGTTCTATTGCTGAAATTTGTTTCATTTTTATTGTTAGTGGACAAGTATAAATATTAGCTGATTTTTTGCTATTATCTAAATTTAATATTTCTATTTTATCATTTGAATTATATATTTCCAAATTATTTTTAATTAATTTTTTAACATTATCGTTTAATTTTTTTGATTCTGTCATTTGTTTTTCAGTTTCTTCATATTTTTTTTTTAAATTATCTACTTGTGCTAATATTTCACTTCTTTTATCTTCTAGTAATTTTATTTTAGAATCATCTATGTCATATGAATTTGCTAAATTTTTTAACTTTTCTTGTAATCCACTATTAATTAGTTTCTGTTGTGTTAATTCATAAGTTAATAATTGAAATTGATTTTGTAAATCACCATTTAAACTTTGTGGTTGTTGCTGTTGTTGCTGTTGTTGCTGCTGTTGCAGCTGTTGTTGCTGTTGGTGCTGTTGGTGCTGTGTAACTAATTGAGATTTTAATATATTTAATTCATCTTGAAACCCCTTTTGCTGTTCTTGTAAAGCCATTTGTAGAGCAACATGTTGCTGTTGAGGAGTTTGTTGGTTGTACATCTGTTGAGGTGCTTGTTGAGTATATATTTGTTGGGGAGCTTGAGTATACATTTGCTGATAATGTTGTTGTAACTGTTGTTGTTGTAACTGTTGTTGTTGTTGTAATTGTTGTTGGTGTAACTGTTGTTGTAACTGCTGTTGTAACTGCTGTTGTAACTGTTGTTGGTATTGTTGTTGTGGCTGTTGTTGTGGCTGTTGTTGTGGCTGTTGTTGTGGCTGTTGTTGTTGTGGCTGTTGTTGCTGTAATCGAGTAATATTAGTTTGTCCTTGTTGTCCTTGACTTATTCCTAAAGTAGTATCTAATATACCTCTTTCTTGTTGTATTTGCATTAATTTATCTTCTGGTCTAATACTTTCATCAATTCTAATTCTAGTTGGATCAATACCAGTAGTATATGCATTAATATTTGTAGTCATATCAGGATCATTAAATCCTTCTACTAATACATTTTGATTTAATATAAATGAATCATTAGTAATTGGATTAAAAAATTTATCCATCTGATTATGTTGTTGAGACAAAGTAAAATTATCATTTGTTATAGGTTGAAAGTATTGATCTAATACTGCACCTTGAGTTGGTATTTGTTGATTAGGATTTGGATTATATTGATTTGGATTATATTGATTTGGATTATATTGATTTGGATTATATTGATTTTGATTATATTTATTTTGATTATTTTGTTGCTGAACTTGTTGTTGAGACTTTTTCATACTACCAGAACCATCTAATGAAAAGTCTGGTGTTGATGGTCTTTGACCCATCATAGATCTATCGTTATCTCGTTCTGCTTGCAATCTAGAAAATCTGTCTCTTGCAGACTCTTCAAAATCTTTTTTCCTATCACCATTATTAGAACTTGTTCCCATAGGATTAAATCCTATTTGTTGTTGATTAAATTGATCAACTGGCATGAATGATGGATTTGGATTAAATCTATTATCATCTCTCATTGATGTAAATTGTGGTCTAGATGAAATCATTTGTTGTTTTCCTTGTCCAGAATTTATCTCGATTCCTCTATTCATACCCATCATTCCTACATTACTTTTTGAAACCATTTCATTCATTTTGTTTATAACAAGATCATTTGCACCAGATAAAACTTTTTGAAAGTTTCCAGGTGTTAACTTTCTTGTATCAATTTTATCAAATACCATTTTCATTGTTTGAACAAGACGTGTTGTTAAATATTTTTTCTGCTCACCATCAATTGCACCTAAATTATTTTTTTTAATAATATCAACATACAAATTAGATGTATTTTGTTGTGAAAACATACTTTTTTTAAGGTTATCTTCTAATCCAGAACTCATAGTGTTCATTTATTTATTATAAAAAGTATATTATTTTTAAGTGTTTTTTAACAAATTAAATGAAGATTTTTTAGTAAATTTATTTTCTGAATAATTTTATTAAAATCTAAAAATATGTCAAATTTTTCTAAAACAAAACGTATTGCTTTTTCATTTTCAAAATCTAAAACATCAACTTATAGAAATGTAAAAAATGATGAATCAATTCCATATACAACAAATTTATATAAAAACTCTATTTATCAATCAGATCCAGTTAGAAGACAAGAAAAAGAATCCTCTGACTCTTTAGGGATTTATACTTATTGGTCAGAATATGAACAGATAGATAAAAATTTTTTTAGAGATATACAAGTTGAAGAATATGATATTAATTTAAATAGTGGAGATAGAGATATATCTGCTAATTCTAATCCATTAAATTTTACTGTTTGGTTGAGTCCAGGATCAACAAGATCCAAATCATTTTTACCCCGAGTATTTAAAAATGTTAAATATATTTCATTTGAACATGTTATTTTTCCCAAGTATACTCGTTTAAATAAATATGATGGTTCTACTGATATATCTGCAAATATTTATATTAGTGATATTTCTAACTCTATAACCTCCTTAAAACTAAATGATGATATAGTATCTAGTATTAATCAAAATATATCTTATCAAATTTGCAATTTTCAAAATTCAGGTCTAAATACTCATGTGAACTTTACAATAAATTTTTGCACAAGTATTTGTTGGGAATTAGTATATAATAATCAAACATATACTAAAATTTTAAATAAATATATTCCAAGTTTAACCTCTGGGTCTTCCAATTATATTCAACATATTTGTATTCAACCTACTAATAATAAATTTTTATTTAATACTAAAAATATATCTGAATTTAGACCATTATTTCCAAAATTAAATAATATTGCAGATTTATATTATGCAATTAAAAAGACATATGTGGTATATAAGAATTCAGATTTACTAAATATATACAAGTTTGATATTAAATTGCTAGATTCAACATACACACCAATTCAAATAAATAATTTGGATTTTAGTATTCAAACAAACAATTGTACATGTTGTTTACCTACAGGAGATATCAAATACTCGTGCAAATGTTATTATCCAAGACATCCATTGTATTATGGCTATCAAATTGACCTATTTTTAAAAATCGGAACCCTTGTACAAGAATTAAATAAAAAAACATACTTTGATTGAAAGCTTGTAAAAAATTGATTTTTATTTTGATTTAAATATTATGTTAATATATAATATAAATGAATACATTTGTATTATATAAGCTTCCTGAATTATCAGATAGTCTGATTACAGATATTAAAAAAAATGGATTTAGAGAGACTTATTCTAGATTTTTATCTCAACCACAAATTTCAAATGGATTTAATATTTTCATACATAAATCTAAAGATAAAATGAGTTTTGTTAATGATCCAAAGTATAGAAATAAAAATTTCTATCATGTAACAAATCCTTTTGAACATACTATAACTAATTCTGAAAAAGACAAACTAGATATTGCTTCTTATTCAAAATTATATTTTAAAATTGGTGAAAAATCTAAAGTTCCAATTGTATCAAGAGCTTTTTATAAACTTTGGGAAATGTTAATTATGTTTGATCTTTTTCCTAGAACTTCAGGACGCATTGTATCTGCACATTTAGCCGAAGCACCTGGTTCTTTTGTCCAAGCATTAATATTTTTTAGAGAAAAATTTTATAAATCTTCAGATTATTCAAAAGATGAACATTATGTGATATCAATTGATGATGAAGGTATGTCAGGAGTACCATCATTTAAAAAAGATTTTAGAACAGAATATTCAAGAGTTAAAATATATGAACAGGATGGAGGAGATTTAACAAATACAAAATCAATTGAAAAATTTGTAAAATTTTCATCAAAAGCAAACTTAGTTACAGCAGATGGTGGTTTTATTTGGAAAGATGAAAATTTCCAAGAACAAGAAGCATATAGATTAGTACTAGGTGAAATAATTACTGCACTTAAAATTCAAGCAGATGGTGGATCTTTTATACTCAAGTTATTTGAAATATATACAAATATCTCTATGAAGATGATATCAGTACTATCATCTGTTTATAAAGAAGTTTATATTACTAAACCACTTACATCAAGACCATCTAATTCAGAGAGATATATTGTTTGTAAAGGATTCAAAGGAATTGATTCATTAGTAATTAAATCAATGGAAGAGCTTTTAGAACGAATTAATTCTAATGAATCTCAAGGAATGTTTTTATCATCTATTTTGCCAGAATATACAATTGATATTCAAACAAAATATGTAACAAATATTTCATCAATACTTCTATCTAATACACAACATGAATCTATTAATAAAATGATCACATATATAAATTCTGGTAATTACTATGGAGATCAGTATCATCAGTTTCTAGAAGAACAACAAAAAGCTAATGATTTTTGGTGTTCTACATTTTATCCTCTAGATCTTGTAGATATGAAGGCTGTACAAAAAAGTATTGGAGCTATAATAGATATTTCATTGTCACAAGCAGATACGTATATTACTAACTATACACAAATTATTATATAAATCTTATTTTCTTTTTTGGACTTTAGGATTTGCTTTAATAAATTGTTCAGCTAAATGTTCACCTATTGCCATTTCTCCTTTATCTTTACTTATATTTCCAGATGCAATTGATTCCATAGTTGATAACATAAATTCTAATGGACTTAAATCAAAATCTTTTAGAACCATAACAAATAGTGCATCAAATTCTTTTGCAAATGATGGTAGCACTTCTTCTATTGATTTATAGTACTTAGATTCTTTAACTATTTGATTAACTCTTTCTTCATAATCAGAAAGATTTGAATCTACTTTTAAAATAGATTGTTTCATTTGTTTTTTTAAATCAGCAAATTCAGGAATTTCTGCAAATTGTTTAATAATTTTAACATTTTGACGTATCACATTCATTTCATTAATACTATTCATTTTTAATATATAAATAAATATATATATTTATTTATATCAGTTTAACAAATAATTTCTTATTATTAATTATTAATCAATGAATAAATTACATCTAATATTTTTACTTTTTATTGTAAAATTAATATTAGGATTAAAATTTAATGATTCTTATCATATGAATTTTATAATCTTGTATGTATATGCGTATAGTAGAACTAATTCGCATTCAGTGTCCGCATCAATTGGATTAATAAATTTACTTATATCAACATTTTTTAGATATATGTTAGATGATTCTAAAGCATATGTAGTAAATAGTTTAGTATATGGTTATATAGTATTAAATTTAGATAATATTGTTAATATAATAACTCCATATACCAAACAAATTATTTTTTTTAGTACAAGTTATATATTTTTTTCAATATTTGAATGGATAATACATAAATATATTATGCACTGCAATAAACAATCAGTATTTTTTTATTTGTTAAATTTAATTGATCCCAATGGTGTAATTGAAAAAACATGTGATCATCATATAGAACATCATAAAGAGGTTAAACCTAATATGACACTTTCTGAAGTTAAATATAAAAGTTCACTTTTTATGGGATGGCATGTTTCTATATATTTAATTGTATTTTCTTTTATATCAATGTCAATTTCTATGTTTTTAAGCAAAATTAAAATTACATATACAATTCTTGCAGTATCAAGTATAGCAATTACAATTCTATGGTCTTATTTATGGAATAAAGTTCATCCACTAATGCATAAATATGATGGATCATATACTTTAAAAGAAGGTCCATATGAATCTAGTTTAAACTTTGACCCTGTTAATAAACTATTTTTTAGAAATCATCAATTTCATCATTTACAAAAAGGAGTCAAAAAAGGTAATTATAATATTATTGCATTTGGAGCAGATGAATGGTTTGGAACTAATGTTAAAAATATTAATAATAAAGAATACTGTTCTAATCCAGAAGTTTCACATGAAGAGATTTGTAAAAATTAACTATTCTGTATTAATTAAATTATATTTATTTGTTGGACTTGGGTTTCTTGTTGGACTTGGGTTTCTTGGTGGACTTGGGTTTCTTGGTGTTCTTGGTGTTCTTGGGTTTCTTGGACTTGTTGGGTTTCTCGGACTTCTTCTTGTAAAGTTGAACTATGTTTATTTGCTACATTTTTATTAAACTCTTTAATATCATCTTCTGAAATAGTATTATTTTTTTTAATTATTTTTACTGATTTTTTTTTAATCATTGAATTTATTTGTTTATCAAAACTATCTAATTCTTTATTAAAATTTTTTAAATCAAAATTTGTATCAATAATATCATCAAACTGTTTATTAAAGTCAATATTTTTATTTTGTGTTGCTATAGGAATAAAAAAAGTATTTTTCATATAATTATAACATGTAAAACCAATATCAAATAATAGTACTAAACCAATATATATATTAAAAAAACCAATCATCTCATATCTTCTTTCTATAAATTTTAATCCAGCAATTATAAATATATATTTCATAACTGATATAAAAATGCCATGAGGACAGAGATGAAAGACATCTTTTAACTTCTCTGAAGATTTAAGATTAAAATATAATAACATTTACTATATTTTAATATATTATTTTTTATAATATTTACAAATACATTTACTATTTTAATATATTATTTTTTATAATATTTACAAATACATTTCATCAAATTTTCTCTTGAATATTTTCTATATATTTCTTTTATATTTATATTAAATTCTAATAAATTATATTTATTAGAATCATCATCATCTTCTAATACATTAATAGTATCAATAAAAATACTATCATCTATATCTACTGTTACAGTATTATCTGTTTTTAATGCAGGACCTAATACAAACTCTACTGGATTAAGATTAGATGATCCTGATAATCCTAATTCTAAAACTTTATTTTCTTTTAATCCAATTCCAATTGTATATATAGAATCGCATAAATCTACTACTAAAGGACTTGTGTGTGTTAGCATAACTTTTTCATCAAATGTTTGAAATCCAACATTTGGACTAACTGGATCTTTCTTATTAACTATAATAATTGATTTTTTATTTGGATCTAACTTTTCTTCTAAATAATAAATTTTTAGTAATTTAGATTCAAATGAATATATATAAATATTCGAGTCAAAATAACCTGACAGAAATAGTATCAACTCATTATTTACTATATTTTGTGTAACTAAACTTAACATTTTTTTTATATTTATTAATGGATTAAATTCATAAGATTCCATATATTCTTTAAGCTTGTTCAACTCAAAATTATACGAAATTTCATCAATTGTTTGATATTGACCAGTACTTAATAAAGGTCTGTCTGATAAATACTCTGTTTTTTTTTCTAGACTACTTTCATGTTGAAATAATAAACATGAAAACAAATTTGTAAAAGTTCCATAGGGCTCAAAATTTGTAAATTTACTTTTTTCTATATCTTTAATAACCAAATGCTGTCGTTTTGATGACTTTCTAGTAATTTTATATTCTGGGACTATACTTTGAATAATATCATAAATATTTACCATTGGAATAGCTATTTAATATAACTATTTATTTATTTAAGTAATTAAATAAATAATTCAATTTTTCCTAATTTAAAAAAATTGCATAATTTACTATTTACTTAAATAAATACTTATATCAATAGCTAATACTATGAATTCATCTAAAATTATTCTTAAACATTATGAAAAATACTCCAAAGAACCTATTGAAAATTTAAGTATTGAAGAACCTAATTTATCTAGTATTAATAAATGGAATTTTGTTTTAACTGGACCTAAAGATACTCCATGGGAAGATGAAATATATAATGGAACTATTAGTTTCCCATCTAATTATCCTTTTTCTCCTCCTGAAGTAAGATTTACTTCTAAACTTTTTCATCCAAATGTTTATTCTGATGGAAAAATTTGTATTAGTATATTGCATGAAGGTGTTGATGAATATGGATATGAAGATACAAGTGAAAGATGGTCACCAGTTCAAACAATTGCGACAATTTTTCTTAGTATAATATCTTTATTTCATTCTCCTAATTGTGATTCACCAGCAAATGTTGATGCGAGTGTTATGTATAAAAAAGAAATTAAAGAATTTACAAAATATATTAGATCTCTAAGTGTGTAAAACTTATTTTATCTAAGCAAGTTTTAAAACTTCATCTCCCATACATTCATTTATAAATTCAATTATTGATTCAGGATTTCTGTTACCATTAAAAGTTATTGTTTTCCCAAGCTTCATATCAACAAAAATAATTGTTGGATAACCACTAATTTCTTTAATTGTACTACATTCTTTTTGTTTTTTAACACATGAAATTTTTACCATATTAATTAAATCTTTTGGAATTAAATCTGTTAATGCATTCCAAGTTGGCATTAAACTTTTACAATGACCACACCATTCAGCATAAAATAAAACTAAAGAATTTAATTTTTTATTAATTTTAGATTTTGTTTTGTCTTCGTTTATTTTTTCATGATCTTCATTTATTTCTTCGTCTTCATTAAATTGATTACTATTAATTTTATTTTCTTCACAACTATCAATTATCTTTATAACCTTAAAGTTTAATCTTTCTAAATCAGATAAGACTTCAAGTTTATTATCTTCAGAAGAATCTTTAATCATAAGAATATTTTCAATAATTTTACCATGTAATATTTTCATTTGTCCAAGCGTTTTTCTAGCTTCTTTCAAACTATCTTTTTTAGTATAAGTATCAAAATATTTTTTTAGTATAGTTATCTTTGAATAATAATCCATATATATAACTTGTATAGATTTTAATTTAATTTCATGATAAAAATATCTATAATATATTAATATGAATATGGATAAAGAAAAAATAATAACTAGTAATGGATATGAAGACATTTTTCATCCTTTTTTATTAGACGTTTATCCTGTTAAAAAAACAGATTATGCAATTCTACCAAAATATATTACATCTGATAAAATTGATCAATATAAGATTTTTTCTAATTCTATAAAAAAAGTAGATACTTCTACGATTTTAGACTCGACACAAATTAAAGATTATTTTTCATCTGGACATTTTTTTTTATCAACTAATCTTGAGATTAATTCTATAGATGATGTTTATCAAGCAATAGATGAACTAATTACATCAAATAGAAAAATAGAAACAATTGATTTAGTATTAAATATAATTTTTAAAACTTGGATTAAAGAAATAGATGATATATATATTGATAAATTTATAGATTTTTATCAAAAATATTTTATGAAATTCTATTCACTTGATATTGATTATAAAAAAATGTTTAAACAAATACAGTCATCAATTAAAACTACAGATTTAATTCATAATGACATCATAAATAATATATTAAAAAAATAAAAAATATATAATATAATATTATATGTTAAGATCATTTGTTGATATTAATGGAAATATTCAATATGTACCTTTTGGTGCATATTCTAATCAAATTAATAGTGTATTTCAACCTATTTATGTTAATGATCCATATGCAAATTCATCACTTGTAGTTACACCAACCTATTCTGATGAAGAAAAACCTAGTATTACTGGCTATAATGTTTATCCAAGACCTATATTTTATACTAATTCAAATTATTCAGATATAAATAATGATCCAGAACTCCGTAAAAGAGTAGTTAGATATTTTTTTGAAAAATTTTCAACTGTATGGTTACCATATAGTTATACCAAGTTACAAAAGTATTTAAAAAATACAAATGGAGAAATTAGTTTTATTAAAACTATTGGAGAATATGATAAAGAAATTATTAATGATAATGCCAAAGTTGAATTTATTCTTGAAAATATATTATCCAAGCATGAACTTTTAGTATTTCTTGATAAATTTGTAAATAAAAATAATGTTAATTGGTATGATTTGAAACTTAAACATATTGATAAGATTAAATCTGAACTTTATGATAAATTAAAAAATCATATGAAAAAAATTGTCATCAAACATATTTAAAATATTAAATAAAATATTTATTTAATATTTTATTTTACTAAAAAAATTTATAACCATGTAGATAACTATCTGAAGAATCTTCTGAATCTGATTTTGAATCATGTGTACAAGCT